GGGGGTTAACCCCCCGCACCCTTTGTTTTTCAGAGACTGACTTTTAAATTGTTGTGTTTCCTGATGGGAAACACTGTGATTTTGTCTGATTTCTGTTAAATAAAGGTCCGTATGTAGGATGCTTTTGTTCGAAAAATTTGATGCTCAATTGTGTATAGCCTGAAGGTGACTATGTGATTGAGTGTTATTTTTACTAGATAAGAGCTATCTGAAATATAGAAGTTTTGGGCGACCACATAAGTTCGGCCCATTTTGGGAGGTCTAAAAACCTCCCAATTTTCTTTATAATACAAATATTAATTTATGATTATGACTTAAATGTTGAAAGTTTTAGATTTTTTATATGTGTGACTAAATGATTTTTAAATTTGGATTTTTAAATTTTATTATTTTTGTTTTTCCATGGATTTTACGTTTTGTTCACCACTATTCCATTTCAAAAACCCATCGTGTGGACGAATTTCCATATGTTATGAATAGGAGAGCTCCCGCAAGGAGCTCTCTGTTTTTATAATTTACAACAGAACTAAGTTTTCATAACTTAGTAGGCGCTGTTTAAAGAATAAGCCTAAAAATGCAACATATTTGGACCCGGCTAGACCCCGGGCCATCTTATTTTCTGCTCTGCGAATTTCACTGTTCAACCAAAAAATCCGGTGTTTTACGAGTTTGACTTTGAGAAAGATAGAATTCTTTCTGATGCCAAGAAGGAATTGGAGGATTTGTATAATTTGAAAAAGAAAGAGTTTTCTAAAATACCTAAAGATAATATTAAAGAGTTGAAAGTTTTGAAAAAATACTATCATGGACAAGAGTTGATAATAAATGCAAAAGTTTTTGAACGAATTAAGAATTTGACTCACAAAAGTCCTGTTGTTTCGTTGCCTGATAACTTTAATGTTGAGGAAGAAAAATTTTATTTTTATAATTTACCTAAAAAGAAGCAATTAACGTTGTTAAAATCAAAAAATTTTAGGAAGGAAATTGAGGAATATAACAAGAGTGAATCAAAGAAGAAACTTGGAGAGCCAATTGATATAGAAAGTGCGTGTTTGTTGTTACAAAGTGATGATGCTAAGAAGAAATATCAGCGGTTTATTGATAAAGATGAAGATACGCGACGAGAGTTGTTTAACAAATTGATATCTGATTTAAAACCTGTGGAAGAGACTAAAAACATTGTTGAGGAAAGTAAAATAGAAAAGATTGATTTAACTGATTTGGTTGGGAAAAAATTGAGAAAAGCTGCCCAATTTAACGCTAGTTTAGACCCTAAAAAGGGACAAGCATTTACTAAGAAAAAATTCCGCCGTGCTAAGTTGCGCGTTGTAGATGTTGATGGCGTTGAGGGAAAAAAAATTAATCAGAGTAGAGTAATCAACCATAAGCGAGCTCAAAAAGAACGAGATCTTGAGTTATCTGCTAAAGATAAAAAGATTACTCTTTTCAAGAAAAATTTGAGAGCTGTATCCAAAGAATTTAATGAATATACATTAGAAAAGAAATCTAAAATTGAGATACCGAAAGAACAGTTGGTAGAAAATATAGAAGAGGAAGAAAAATTTCAGACTCCTGGGTTATCTATTTTACGTAAATTGGATCGATCGGATGTTACCGTACTCTCTCATGATTTTAACGTTAAAGCTATTTATCGTAATGAGAATGAGGAGAGAAAAGAGACTTCTAAAACTGTATTGAAAAATGCCGCTGGGAAGGAGTTCATTGTTAAAGGCATTAACAAGGCCGCAAAATTAGCCGCTCGTATGCAGAAGCGTCGTGAGAAGAAGGCAATGAAAGCTTTAGAAGTTTCAACTGAAGCTGCTGATGGTGTTTACAGACGGGTATTGCGAGTAAACAACGATTTTTTCGTGTCAGAATTAATGAATTTTTATGAGGTGGTAAATCCTCTGAAGATGCTGCGTGAAAAGTTTGGTGATGCTATCGCGGATACTGTTGTGGATATGACTTCTTTGTTCTGTCTATTGTATCAGTTAAGGCGCAGTTCAGTGCTTTCAGACGTAGTTGTTGCTATGACGCAATATTTGTTGAGTCAAGGTGTGAAAATTATTACAAAATATTTTTCGCGAATTATCACCAGTATTGCGGAGTTAGTTATTACTGGAGGTGCTTTTGAACAAACCATTCTTACCGAGTCTTTGAGCGAAACAGTTTCTTCCAGTGCGTTATTCATTAACTCTATTTTTTCCAGTGAGTTTGTGCAAATTTTGAAACAACTAGTATTGTCTGCTGTTTCATTTAAATGGTTTACGAAAGATTGGACCAAGAAAATTACATCGCTGATTGGAACGCCGACGAAAATGTGTGCTATAGATGTGGTTACGCATATTATTGAAGCTTTGTCTCAGTTAGTTCGAATGGGAGAGGGCCTTGCCAATGGTGTTCCCATTAATGAAATTCTTTTTGCGGAAAATCCAGTTGATTGTTTCTTGACAAAAGTATCAGAAATTATTTACTATCGTGGTAAAGTGTATTATGGATTGCCAGTAGAAGGAAAAATGTGTCAGAAGATGTTTCGGTCAGGCGTTCAACGATTAATTGAAAGCGGAGACTCTCTTTACAAAGGGATGATGAAATTTGATTTGCGGAGAAAGAAAGTTAAAGAAGCTTTAATGATTTTGAGAGAGAGCGCTTATGAGATAGACGAATATGTGCGCACACATAATCGTATTCAACCTTTGGCATTTGTCATTACTGGTCCACCTTCGATAGGTAAAAGTCATTTGCTGAATTGGTTGTTTCATGTTCATTCAGTCTGCAAAGGTCGTAAGTTTGAGGAAAGTCATGTTTATCCTAGATGTAAGACAAGTCAATATTGGGAAAATCATGATCCTGCAAGTCAACCTTATATTCACTATTCAGAATTGGGCTCAATGTCTGCAAGTCTGGCGGAAAAAATGTTGGACGAAATAACTAATGAGCTTTTGTCGTTAATAGATGGAGCACCTTTTCCATGTGACATGGCTTTCGAAGATAAAGGGAAGATGTATGCGAATCCTGAGCTGGTTGCTGTAGACACAAACAATCCGGGTATGAATTTTGATAAACAATTGTTTTGCCCATCAGCTGGACAAAGGCGTTTTATCGAACTTGAAATACGTGTGCATCCTGATTTTCTTCAGGAACGATCTACTGCAATTGATATGGGAAAATCTATTGCATACCACGAGATTCACAATGACAATTTACTCGATCGTTATTTGATTACGATGAAGAAGTTTGTTGTTAATGGGAAAAAATGTGATCCTCTGTATATTTTCAGAGATCTTCGCATTGGTGAAGCTACGATTGAACTTGCTAAATTTATTCGTCATAATCTAGAATTACAGGAAAAAGTGTTAGCGGGAATTGATTATAGTTTTATTGACGACGCGTTGGCGCTTCAAGAGCTCCCTTTTGTCGAGGCCAATGATGATTATCACCGAGAAATCGCTTCAAATAACAGTGTGAGAAGTGAAGTTGTTAGGAGTGACGATCAACACGGCATAGAAATGAATTTTGGTGCGGTAATGTCAATGACTGCCCAGATGGTCCAAGATTATTTTGGAGAGAATTTAGGGTTTACTCCTGCTGACTGGTCTGATGAGGAGAAAACAGACATCGTCGGAAGGACGGAAAGCGGGCAATGTAACTTAGCTCACACAGTGTCTCGAGTGTTCTCTGATTATAAATCGGATGACGAGGATGAGTCAGTTTTGTATCATATGCGTCATGCAGTAAATGAGGAAAACAAAAATCAGCTTGCAAGCAACAATGATGAGGAGTTTGTGCGACAGCAACATCTAGCAAATGCTATGAAGTTAGCTCAAATTGTGCGTCCTTATGATGAAAGAAACTTGACGCCAGAAGAAGTTGAGAGAATCTTGCCGCATCGTTGTGAAACGAAATTTCGTGGATGGCGTAGTTCCTTCAAAGGAACTTGGAAAGATAGACTAGTTCTAAGTTGGGAATTTGTAAAAGATATTCTGTTAGTTCTATTAATAAATCTTGTATTGTTGATTGAAAATTTAGGGCAAGAGACTTATCGTGAAGTGCTTAAGAAAGTCTATATTTTCGTTGTCTTCGTTGGATGTTTTACTCATTGGTATTTTGTCTTGTTGTTTGGGTGGTATATACATGCCCTTGCCGCATTTTGCATTGCGTTGGCACCGTTTCGAATTTGGTTGATTGGAAATATTGTAAGAACGATGTTCTTTCATCGATTGCGTGTTAAACGTCGACAAATTTTAGTGCGTTATTTTGGTGCAATCGCTGAGAATGAAAACCCATACTATTGGAAGCACTGTGTTGGCATGGCGGCTTGTATTTGTGCTGTTGCTAAAGGTATCCAAATGTACAGAAAGTTTGCACTAGTTGAAGCCACGAGTGAAGCTCATACATTTTTTAGAAAGCCTAGTTCTGAAGATGAGAAATTGAACGATCTTGAAGAAAAAATGGATTGTGGCCGTCATGTGATTAGGACTAAACAAGAAAGCAAGTTCAATTACAATGTTGTACAACATGTGGATCGGCGATCAACCTTTGATGGCACAATTGAGGGCATGTATAAAACTATCGGTTGCAATAGCCTTGAAGTTAGGGTTTTCTCAAAAGATGGAAGATTAAATATTCGCACTTGTATATTGGGCGTTCAAGGTACTTGTGCCTTGATTAATGAGCACGCTTTTGCACATGAAAGTGTAGTGGACATTCGGATATACACAAAACGCGAACCTGAAGAAACTGATGCTTTTTTCTTGATTGAGGTTCAAAGGAGTGATTGTGTTAGAGTTGCACAGGACGTACTGTTGTTTGATACAGTAAAACGGAACTTTAGAAATATTGTTCAACACTTCATTAATGGGTCTATGACGCATTTAATGGGAAGTATTAAAGGACATAGTACTCGTGTCTATTTCAAGACAGACTTGATCACGGTGAAAGATGAACATGTTGGGAAATTTAATGTAACTGACTATTTGATGTATGATTTCCCACAACATCAGAGAGGAGATTGTGGTTTGCCATTGTTGGTTGAGGTTGATAGACATGGTGTTGCAATTGCTGGTATTCATTTTTCAGGAGGTGATAAGACAACGGAAGGATTCGCGATGTATTTAAACCAAGCCATGTTGACGAAAGGATTGCGTTTGTTGCATGAGAAATCTCCCATTGTGGAGGTGTACTCTCAGGGTTTCGTGGATATGCATCTTGAGGATCCTATGCGCAAGAGTTGTTTTGTGCACGAGTCTTACCCATATATCAATTACTATGGATTCACTGGCGAAAAAGTTATGATCAAAAAGAAATCAAAACTCGAACCTACTCCGTATTGTAACGACGTTGATGCGTTGTTATTCCGTGAGTTTGGGTTTAAGCCAAGTGTTTGTTTCGGTCGCCCGATGATGATGCCTACAATTGTGGAAGGCGAATACATTAGTCCTTTGAATATAGGATTGAGAAAAATGGATAATGATGCTCCACCGCTTGATATGAAAATTTTGCGTAAATGTATTGATGTTTATTTTAATAGAATATGTTCACGTATTGAGATTAACAGTCCAATTTCTCCTTTAACGATTGAAGAGGCTATAAATGGGATATTGGATGATCCATATATTCGAAGAATCAATACTTCTACAAGTGCAGCGTATGGATATCCTGGAAAGAAACACGAGTATCTGTTGATGGTCCAGGAAAATCCACTTATTCGAGAGCCAATTGAAGATTTGCGAATTGAATTGAATGAACATGTTCGTAAGTATTTGGCAAAGGAAATGGTGCATCCTTTTACAAGTGTGCAATTAAAAGATGAACCTCGCGAACTTTCTAAGTGTGCTAGTGGAAAAACACGCCTCTTTTATATGAGCCAACTGGTTTATTTAGTGGTGTGTCGGATGATGTTGGCGCAATTTTATAGTCGCATGGTTGAGTTTTCCGATGCTTTTTGTGTTGCAGTGGGAATTTCAATGTATTCTGACGCCGGTAAATTGGTCACTAAACTTTCGCGACATAGCAAGTTTTTGGAAGGAGATTACGGCGGATTTGATGTTTCAAGTTCCATTTATATAGCTCGCGCTGCTAATACTTTGATCTATGAGGTGTTGGAACAATGGGGATATAATCCTTATGCCTTGGCGGTTCTAAAGGGGGTATTAAGTGATTCTGTTTTCCCGATGATTGTAATGAATGGTGATGTCTTCATGAAACCAGGATTGCAACCCTCGGGTAAATATGGAACAGCTGAGGACAACTCTTTGAGGGGAGTATTAATGTTGTTATATGCTTGGTATTCAAATCCAGAATTAGAAGGGAAAAACTTTTTTCATTACTGCGAGCCAGTAGTTTATGGCGATGATGTTGTTTGCGGTTTGGATGATGAAATTTGTGAGGTTTTTAACAATATAACTTATTCGAATGATTGTTTACAATACTATGGAATGGAATTCACTAATGCTCAAAAAACAAAAGATTTTGAAAAATATTTACACATTTGGGATATATCATTTTTAAAAAGAAAATTTGAGATGTCTGAATTGTGGGATGATTATGTTGCCCCACTAGATATGAATTCAATTGCCAAAAGCTTGAGTTGGATTATGCCATCAGATACTGTTACTCGAGAAGAACAGTGTGTATCTGCTTTAACATCCATGTTATGGGAAGTGTTTTTGCATTGTGAAAGTAAGATGCAGTACTCCCGGGTAAAGATGTGTTTTGAACAGTGGTTATATGATTACTTTGAGCTTTCTCCATTGGATTCTAAATTACCTGATTTTGATAATGTCGCACAAGGAATGGGTTACTATCGAGTTCACGAGCACTGGTCGGATTGTGAACAAAAGTATGGTGACCTCGAGTGGGTTTGACTCACAAAACAGGAAATTAAGTTGCCTGTAAATAGAACTTTAAATGACCAATACTCTTATGCGCCTAAACAGTTCATGAGTTTTAAATATTTGTTTGCTGATAAGATTACGAAATTAATACAACAAAGAGATACTTACCAAAAGAAATTGAATGAAATTGAAGTTTTAATTGAAGAAGAGAAGATTGACCCTTCTGTCATTCAAGCAATTCGATATGACAGAGGAGGGTCGATTGTAAGAGGAAAACAAATAGACCCAAAGGTGAAATTATTAATAATGATGTTTGATGATCTAACTGTGACTATTGATCGAATTAACAATTTAATTAATAAAACGAGGGCAATTAGCACTGAATCACAATCAGAGGGTGCAATTACGGGAGAAATGAAAATCAATGAGAACTTGACAGATATTGTTGGCGATGATGTTTTTATGACCCAATCTGGACAGACAATTGGTCCCGAGTTGGCAATGAATCATCTATTGCCCCTTGATGATTTCTTTTCTCGTCCTGTTAGTATTGCATCTTTTGATATGTCTGTGGGAGACCAACCCGTTAACCATTATGCGGTGTGGGATTTATACAGTAAAGAACCTTCGGTGCGCGCCAAGTTACGAAATTATTCATTTTTAAAAGCAGACTTGATTGTGCGAATTGTTGTGTCAGGATCTCCATTCCATTATGGGAAAGCACTGATGTCTTATCAACCATACGCACCATTTAATGATAATCTGACTAACCATCATAATCAATACCTCATCAATTCAGATTGGATTTATTTGTTAAATAACTATTTGTCTCAGGCTCCTGGAGCTGTAACAATAGATTTTAGTGGCAATCGTCCTGTTGAAATAAGGTGTCCTTTCATAAGTCCCAAAGGCATGCATAGACTTTATGCGGCAAGCTCATCTGTGTTGTCGCATACAAGTTCTTACCCCGATTTGCAAGTTGCAGGTGACTTGTATTTTTCGTGTTTGAATCAGGTTAGTGCTGTTGGGAGTGCGCCTACATCTGTTGGTGTACACCTATACGCCTGGTTAGAAAACGTCGAGTTGGGTCCTCCGACCGCTACACAAATTGAAATTAGTACAGAATCTGCTTCTGACGAAAGAAAAAGCGGCCCAGTTGAGCGTGTTAGTACTGCTTTAGCTGTGGTGTCTGACGCGTTAACAGGAGTGCCTTTTTTGGCTCCATTTGCACGTGCGAGTTCGTTAATTTTAAAAGGTGTGAGTGGACTTTCAGCTTGGTTTGGTTGGTCAAAACCCCATGTGTTGGACGAGCCACACTTTGTCAAAAATAGGCCATATTGTAGTTCTTCAAATACGATTGGTCGTGATTCGGTAGAGAAAATTAGCTTTGATCCACTGCAAGAAGTTACTGTTGATCCACGTGTCGTTGGGTCAGTTCATGATGAAATGTCCATCGCTTATCTGTGTGGGATTTCAAGTTATATAGACACGTTTGGATGGGGTAAAGATGATGCTGTTATGTCAAGTCCCCTGTGGGAAAGTCAAGTGCATCCTCAACTTGATACTCAAATCAACAGTGGTGCATTCACAAACTTTCAACCTAGTGCTATGTCTTTTGCTTCGATGCCATTTCAATATTGGCGAGCGACTATAAAATTCAGATTTGAGATTGTTTGTTCACGTTTTCATAGAGGAAAGTTGGCGTTCTATTATGAACCCAATATGAGTCAGGGTTCTATTATTGACGCTTCATTAAGTTAAACAAACAATATATCAAAATAGTTGACATTCAAGAAACTCAAGATGTGGAATTTTGTGTCAAACACGCTCAGCCGTATGTGTGGCTGATGTTGTATGCTGCAGGTCAAAATGATACTATGTTTGGAGCTAATTTTAATTATGGTTCTCCACTTTATAATAATGGATATATTGGAGTCGTACCATTTACAGAGTTGCAGAGTCCTGATGGGTCTACAGTTTCAATTAATGTCTATGTGTCTGCAGATGATGTGCAGTACAATATGATGACTAATGCCAATTTTCCCGTTCATAGGGAAATTTTGACTGAGTCTGATAATATGGGAAGTAAGCCTGAAATTGGCTGGACATGTGTGGAGCTAAATGAAGCATCAGATACTCATAAGGGCACATCTCAATATTGTTTTGGAGAGCAGCCTATTTCTTTGAGGAGTTGCATTAAACGTTATGTGAGTGCGCGTGCTACGCACGGTGTTTTGTCTGGATCAACGACTAACACCTTGGTCTATCAGGACCCCATAATCTTGTTACCGCAACCATTATATTCTTCTGCATCAACTTCTTATTCGACAAGTTTACTCGAGTATTTGCCGTTGGCTTATCTCGGTTGTAAAGGGGGAATGAGAAAAAGAATCCGATTTATGTCGCATACGGATGGATATGACCTTGTGTCGGGCTCGGGTGTATTAGTACAGTTGGATGCACCTACGGGAACGCCTCTTGCTAAAAGTGGTTCGGGTCCCACCCAAACTGCTAATTATGCGACAATTAGTGAAAAGGGAGGAGCTCAGTTTATCCCATACACTAATGGTGGAGTAGAAGTTGAATTACCATATTACTCCCCAAATCTTTTCCATTTTTCCTTTTCACCTACATTTGGAATTTCGGAAGCACCGACAGGGATGTGGCATCCCAGTTGGATCATGACCTTTTCCACTACTATTGATTGGAATTGGCCATCATTAGATGTAGGTTATGCTGTTGACAATGCAGCAGCAGAAGATTTTACCTTCATGAGATATATGGGAGCGCCGTTTTATTCGGCGTAGGTCCCTTCATGAGGAAGAGCGAGGAGACGCTATATAAAAATACAAGGCCTCTGGTTATTGTAACTCCACGTTTATTTATAGGAGGCCTTGTGCCTTCTAG